CAGGTTTATTGTCTGACAGAGCGGGGAATATCCAAGTCGTATCAGACCAAGAAGTAAACCGAATGATTGGTCTCCACGAGGAAAACAAAACAAAAAGTTTTTCAGACATATTCAGTGTTGGTGATGAGGTAACTGTAACCGAAGGACCGTTTACATCTTTCAAAGGCAACATTGAATTTATTGATAAAGAAAAAGGTAAGATTAAAGTAAATGTTCTTATCTTTGGCAGACCAACATCTGTTGAATTAGAAGACACCCAAGTAAGAAAATGAAAATAACATTCATCAGCGATACTCATAATAAACACAAACAGGTAACAAGTTCTTTACCTGGAGGTGATTTATTGATTCATGCTGGTGATATATCATCAATGGGTTATAAGCATGAAATCCAAGAATTCTGTAAGTGGTTTAACAGTTTAGAAAATTATACAGTTAAAACATTCATCGCTGGTAATCACGACTTTGGGTTTGAAAAAGAACCTGAAATGGCTAAAGAGGTTGTTAATTTTTATAAGGACATTGTTTATCTTCAGGATAGTTTTTTGGGTTATGGAGTTGATACCGAAAATTATGTTAAAATTTATGGCAGTCCTTGGCAACCTGAATTTCACAATTGGGCGTTTAACTTATCAAAAGGTGGATTAGAACTTGAGCAAAAGTGGAACAACATTCCTGAGGATACTGACATACTTGTAACTCACGGACCTGTGTTAGGTTATTTAGACAAAATTATTGGTCAATATATTAATCTTGGTTGTGAATTACTGGCAAAAAGAATTAAGACAATAAAACCCAAAATTCATGTCTGCGGACATATACATTCAGGGTATGGTTATGTTTTTGATGGTGATACTCACTACATTAATGCTTCCGTTTTAGATGAACAGTATCAATACACCCAAAAACCACTGACAGTAGAATGGGACCCTGTAACGAATAAATTGGAGTTTATTTAATTTAAAAACCCCTCGTAATTGAGGGGTTTTTGATATTTATAACTAAACCTAACCATGTTCAGTTCTGAAAATCCAGTTATAGTTATATGTGCGGTATTGTTTTCAATATTGTTTATTTCAGCCGGAGTTTATTATGTTAATAAACTTTTTTCAAGTTCAACCCAAGATGTCCTTGTTAGATTTATACTTATGGTTTTTGCATCACTTGTTGGTGTATTCATAATTGATAAGGTAGTTGCTTTTAAAATATCTTTGTTAAGTGATGAGCAAAATGGAGAGTTGTTTGATTTAATTAAGACACTTACTCTAATGATATTCTCTTACTATTTTGGTTCACAAAAGGGAGGTAAAAATGGAGAATGTTAATTATAGTTGATTTAAAAATTTTGTAAATAATATGATATTTATTAGAAAACAAAAGTTATGATATTTTTAGATGCAGAATCGGCACCACAATTAGGAGCCTTTGAAAAATTAGTAGATTACGGAGTTTTAGGTATTGCAGTTTTGGCTTTAGGTGTTGTAGGATGGTTATTTTTAAAGAGACTTATGAACGAGAGAGATAGACTCCAACAGAAAGTTGATGAACTTGAAAAAGAATTAAGAAGCAAATGACACTATTACAAGTAGAATCTTTTGGTGTTTTTGAAACACTTACACAATATGGTGCTTTAGGTGTGATTACTTTGGGTCTTGGTGGGGCATTATGGTTCTTGTTAAAAAGACAAATTGCGTCAGAAGATAGATTAAAAACAAAGGTTGATGAATTACAAAAAGAAATCAATGATTATGTAAGACAAGACCAAAATAAGATTAAAGAAACAATTGATAATAACACCAAAGCGTTAGAAAATTTGAAAGAAATTATAATGATGAATGGTGGTAAAGTTAGAAAATGAAAACTAAAACATTAATAACAATAGTATTGGTTTTATTTATCCTTTTGTTTGTTGTAAGTATGACATTCACAGGGGGACATCACGTTAACACAGTACAAGAAAATATACAACTAACAGAAGAAAACACACAATTGACTAATGAAAATCAAAAACTAACAACTGAGAATAAACAATTAACTGCAAAAGTTGACTCCCAAGCAACAGTAATACAAGAGGTGTCAACTCAGCTTGAAAATCTATCAACTAACGATGAACCTGTTAAAACTGAATCTCCTAAGATTGTTAATCGTGACAATTTTGATGATGGCGAAAAATACAGCCTTCAGCCAATTGACATACCCAATGATGAAGATAATTAAGGGTGACTCTATAGTTTTAATGACAAAAAAACAGGCTGACGAAATTAATACTATCTTTTCAAAACAAAGGTCAAAAATCCAAAAACTTCAAACGGAGTTAGAAATTGCAGAATATAAAAAAGACAGTGTGGAATGGTTAATGTTAGACCAAGATAATTGGATTGATTATGCAATATTACAAATGAAAGAGGATTCGATTGAGAACTCTAAAAATTTAGAAGTTGTCAATAGATTATCTGAATTAAAATATTCAATAGTTAACTATAATAAAGTAACTAATCAATTTGAAACTTACCAATTAGGTAACTTAAGCATCTCAACTAATAGAAAGGGGGAAAAAATACTAAAACCTGAAAAATATTTAGAGAGAAGTGATTGGTTTGCCGCCTTATTTACGGTGTTAACAATCACAAATGTTATTATTTTCTTTAATTAAAAAAAAAATGGGGGTTGTTAACCCCCTTTTTAATTTAAAATTTCTCTAAATCGCCATAATTCATGTGTAATTCGGTGTGTTCATCTTTCATCATTTGATAAGCTCTGGCAAGACGAGTTAAACCAATACCACCACCAAATCTTTTAAAGAATTTGTGAGATAAAAACTCCTCAAGTTCCCTCTCAACTCGTTCTTTTCCAAATAATTCAAACAATTTGTTAGAATATCCACCATTTTCAATTGTGTAGAACATTTCTCTCATTTCATCAACATCACAACTTCTCTCGGCAGAACCAATTGTTTCTTGACCATAAAGAATAACATCGATTTTGTTGAATTTATCATCCTGACCCGATTTCATGTTCCAAAATGGATTAGTTCTGAGTGGGAAATTTTGAAGGGATACAACACAACCCTTTTCTTTCCACATTTTTGTCTCATGTTCATTCTCCAAGATTTTAACTCCACCGTATTCATTACAAACATCGTCGTAATTTACTTCAACAGGCGTATCGAACCCTAAAAATGTTAAAAGTTCCAATTCCAATCTTTTTAATTCCTCCATTCCTCCTTTTGATTCAAACTCAAACATTGGGAAGATTAATTCGTGACGACCTGGAATTGGGTCTTTTTCTTGACGATAAGATGTTGAGATACAGAATACCCCTGGCCATTCAGGGTTCTTTAGTAATTCATACTCCAACCACATCTGACCTGTTTGTGGTAAGGGCCAAATCTCACCTTTATACTCAAATGTTGTAATTGAGTGTGGATTCTCACATGCTGCGAGAATTGATAGTCTTGATTGAGTTGGAACCTCAATAAAACCTTTGTTTAGAAAAAAAGTCCTCATTTTTTGGACTAACTCATGATAAATTTTTGTGTTTTGCATATAACTTTTGGGTAAAAAAAAACCTCCATAAAGGAGGTTTTGCGTTTATTTATTATTTATTAAATTCTTTTTCATTTTGAAATAAATACAATATAATATTGAAAAAATAAAGATTAGTATTAAAATTTTTTTGAAATATTTATTAGTATGAAAGTAAAATTATCTGAGGAGCAACTACAAAAACTGATTAAGGAAGATTTAGGGGTTGCCAGAGCTGGTTTGGCCTATACTAATTTATTTTACAGTAAAATTGAACCTATTGTAAAAGAATTTTTAAAAAACAAAAGGAGCCAAGATGTTATTTTAAAGATTTCACCACAAGAAATGTCATATATCTATCAGTCAAGTATGGACGATTACATTGATTTACCGATTGAGAGTATGACAATATTAATTAAAATGAAATCATTCCCAAGAAAGAAATCAGATATACCATTTTCAACTGGGGGTGCCGCAGAGTCAATTCAAAAAGAATACAAAAGAAGTTCTTTCTTAAAAGAACCGTCATTTGAATTACCAAAATATGTGTTAGAGGAAATTGACCAGGTTGTTGTTGGAAAAATGGAAATTGAGGTTAATATTATGAGTTCATATGATGATGGTATGGAAGAAGATTTATTGTTTGATTTAAGAGATACTATTACTCATGAATGTAATCATATCTATGAATTTTATAAAAGAGCGGAATCGGGAGCTAAACAAATTAATGTCTCTTTAAGTTATGCCGGAGGTAAAAACTTTAACATAAAAAGAGAAATATTTGAAGTTTGGCAAGATTTTTTAAATTATGTTTACAATTCTGAACCATATGAAATCAATGCTAAAGTTCAAGAAGCGTATTCATTAAGGTCAAGAATGTCACTTGACGACTTTATGAAATCAAATTATTGGAAAAACGCAAATACCCTAAAATCTTTTGACGCAGATATCTTTTTTGGTAATTTACTTGCAACGATTGATAAGTATTCACCAGGTAAAACATTGTCCATAGTTAATAATTTATACAAATGGTTTTTAACTGATTACTTTAAGTGGATGAAATTTCACAATGAAAAACCACAAAGATTTATTGAAAATTCAAAACATTTATATGATTTGATTAAAAAATTTGAACCTCGTATTAAAAAAGCGGGAGAAACACTTCGTAGAAGATATTCTAAATTGTACTCCATCGAACCCGAAATGGATTTGTCATAGTATACTGACATTTTGTCATACTTTTCTTTTTGGCACAAAAATTACATTTATCTAATCGGAACTTGATTCCATAAAAAAATTATTATATATTTTTTAAAAAATTTATATGGGTAAAATTATAGGTATTGATTTAGGCACCACAAATTCATGTGTTGCAATTATGGAAGGCAACGAACCTGTTGTCATTACAAACAGTGAAGGAAAAAGAACCACCCCTTCAATTGTTGGTTTTTCTAATGGTGGTGAAAGAAAGATTGGGGACCCCGCTAAACGTCAATCGGTCACAAATCCTGACAAAACCGTTTATTCTATTAAACGATTTATGGGTACTACTTTTGATGAAAGTAAAAAAGAAGTTAAAAGAGTTCCTTACAAAGTTGCTAAGGGGGATGGAAATACCCCTAGAGTGCAGATTGATGATAAAAAGTATTCTCCGCAGGAAATCTCGGCAATGATTCTTCAAAAAATGAAACAAACCGCCGAGGATTATTTGGGGACAACCGTTACGGAAGCGGTAATTACAGTTCCTGCCTATTTCAATGATGCTCAAAGACAGGCAACAAAAGAAGCGGGTGAAATTGCCGGTTTAACAGTAAAAAGAATTATCAATGAACCAACCGCGGCGGCACTTGCTTATGGTCTTGACAAAATGAACAAGGACATGCGAATTGTTGTATTTGACTGTGGTGGTGGAACACACGATGTTTCTATTTTGGAACTTGGTGAGGGAGTTTTTGAAGTTTTATCAACCGATGGTGATACCCATCTTGGTGGTGATGATTTTGACCAATCAATTATCGACTGGCTCGTTAAAGAATTCCAAGATGAAAATGGTCTTGACCTAAGTAAAGACCCGATGGCTCTTCAGCGACTTCGTGAAGGTGCGGAAAAGGCTAAGATTGAATTGTCATCATCTTCATCAACAGAAATTAATCTACCGTACATCATGCCGGTTGACGGTGTTCCAAAACACTTAGTAAGAACATTAAGTAAAGCAAAATTTGAACAACTTGTTGATAGTTTGGTTCAAAGAACAATCGCTCCTTGTAAATCCGCACTCAAAAGTGCTGGTTTAAAGACATCGGATATTGATGAAATTATCTTAGTAGGTGGCTCTACTCGTATTCCGGCAATTCAAGAAGCGGTTAAGAAATTCTTTGGTAAAGAACCATCAAAAGGTGTGAATCCTGATGAAGTTGTTGCTCTTGGAGCCGCAATTCAAGGAGGAGTTTTGGGAGGTGATGTTAAGGATGTTCTTCTTTTGGATGTAACACCATTGTCACTTGGTATTGAAACTATGGGAGGTGTGTTTACTAAGTTGATTGAAGCAAATACAACAATCCCTACCAAAAAATCTCAGGTATTCTCAACCGCAGTTGATAATCAACCTTCAGTTGAAATCCATGTTTTACAGGGTGAGAGGTCTATGGCTCAAGACAATCGAACAATCGGTCGTTTCATTTTGGACGGACTACCACCGGCAATGAGAGGTATTCCACAAGTTGAAGTTACTTTTGACATTGATGCGAATGGTATTATTAATGTATCAGCAAAAGACAAAGCAACCGACAAAGAACAATCAATTCGTATCGAAGCGTCTTCAGGTCTATCAAAAGAAGAAATTGAAAGAATGAAAAGAGATGCGGAGATGAATGCCGAATCAGACGCGAAATTGAAAGACGATGTTGAAACCGTAAATCAAGCTGACTCAACAATCTTTAACATAGAGAAAACTATGAAGGACCTTGAAGAGAAATTAACAGAAGAACAAAAAACTGAAGTTAATGGATTAGTTTCTGAATTAAAAGAGTCTTTAAAGGATAAGGATATTGAAAGTATCAAAACAAAAACTTTGAACTTGAACTTAGCTTTCCAAAAGATTAGTCAGGAACTCTATAGTAAATCAAATGAAGGTCAAACAGATTCTGAAGTATCTGATGTTGATTTTGAAGAGGTAAAACAAAATTAATTTTATTAAACCCCACTTCGGTGGGGTTTTTTACTTATATTAGCCAAATGTATACATTTTTTATATTCTGTTTGATTAATACTTTTTCCCGAAGATTTTTTGATTATTACCAAAGGGGAGAAATATATATCTCAATTAAAGAAGAATTTAAAAAATTAATTAATTCATTTTTTTGGAGTATTCCTACGGTATTATTAATTTTGTTTGTTGTAAAATTATTAAGCTGATGAGTAAAAAAATTGTAAAATACGAAGACGAAGAAACAATCTCAATTTGGACTTATGATTTTGATAAATTCAAAAATGGTCCAATATCAGTTGAGAGGATTGAAAAAAAACCGGAGCCAATTAAGAAAAAACGAAAATAAAAAACCCCACATTATAGTGGGGTTCTTACTAAGATTCTTCTTCGGTTTTTTTACCTCGTCTATTAGTGAATTTGTCAAAACTCGCCAATCCTAAACAACCGAATGCCAATAGAGCCACCGCATCTACCAAATACTCAGCAGGTGCAACACTAACATCTGAAAAACTATTATGATACATAGTAATACAAAGTGCAACCGCACATCCCATACCAACTATTCTTTTTGATGAAGGATTTCCTTTTTCATCATTGAAAACACCTTTTACCCAAGTTAAAATATCACTAATAAATTTTTTCATTGTTTTTTTTTATATAAATATTTATTTTTTTTGTAAAATACTTATATTAACGACCTTGACCGCGATAGGCTTTTGGTTTTTCTTCTTTAGGTCCATACTTTCTTTTAGATTTACCCTCTTTTTTCTTACCGAAAGTTTCTTTTGCGCCAACCGCAGATGATGATTTTGCCATAATATTAATTTGTTTTAGGTTTTATTAAAATAAATATTATGGTAATAAAAAAGGGGACAGTAGCGAGCTTCCCCTTTTTCTGTTATCGTAACCGATAACGGTCCTAAGACTCCTCGTATTGAGGTTTATTTTTCTTTAATTAAAGCTATACATCTTTTAAGATATTCCTTGGCTCTTGGTGATGGAGTATATTCATCATCTTTTGACTGAAGAGCCAATACTCTTTCTATATCTTTAACTAATTCAGTCCCGTGTTCATTTTCCTTATAAAGCTCAATTACTTTATCCATTGCTTTATGACATTGACCCGAGGTTTCATCAAAATAATTTTTATTTCTAAATTTATTTAAATGATTCATCATCTCATATGACAAGTGAGAACCTCCATCATTGACATCCTTAAATAACCTTAAATTATTTAAAATACCAATAGTGTCAACCATTGAATTAACCCCACCCCCTCTCTTCATAACGCTGGGAGTGTAATGAATATAATCATCAGCTTTACCAACAATCTCATCCAAAGGAATTGTATTATTGGTTAAACATCTTGGTTTTTGTTCCTTTTCACCGATTTCAGTTTCTTCTAATATTCTTTGACGAATTATATTCCTGAGTTTTTTTTCATCTATTCTTATTATACCCATTGTCTTTGTTTTTCTTCAATAAATATATCAAAAAATGTAAATTTAATAATATAGACAATATTTATCTATGACCATTTATGTGGTCAAGGTTTACCTATAAACTATAAATTCTAAAACATGGAAGATGGAGATAGTAAAAAAAACCTGGAAAAAAATTTTCTTGGGAAACGCGTCAGTGAAACTTCTGATGTTAGGAATGTTCTTCAACCCGTTTGGGTTCGACATA